AGGGGGGGGGTGTTGGACGGCACGGAGTCGCCACTCCGACGCCAGGGGGTGTCGACGAGGAGCGGCTACAGTCCGACGGGAAGGGCACGGGCGCCTCTCAGGCGCGCTATCGGAAACACCCCCCCCTACCCAATTTCCCGGGTAATCACCCGGCGACGGATCACCCGGCGACGGGCGGCGTGATGCCACCGCGCTCCCCACCCGGTCGCCCGTCCCGTCCGTCTTGACGCAGGCGGCCAAGCTGGCGACAATCCTGATCAATAGTTCGAGTCCGTAGTTTGAGGCCGGAGCCCATGAGGCCGGAGCCCTTCCGAGAAAGGAACGGCGACCCGTGCCTCGTTCTTGTTTTGGTTCCTCAAGTCGGCCCATAGCCCGCAGGCGACTCCACGTCGGCCCGCCCGACGACCTGGTCCCTACCCGTCGCGCCAATGAGTGGCCGCGAAGCGGTGGCCATGATGCCATCGATCCGACGTATGAGTGATCCTTCCCCTCTCCGCGCCAGCCCCAACGACTTCCCATGCACGGATGTGGGCAACGCGGCCCGCTTTGCGGCCTACCACCACGACCTCGTCCGTTACAGCGCAAATGTCGGCTGGCTAACCTGGGACACGGCGCGATGGAGCCGCGACGAAACGGGCGAGGTGCAGCGTCTCGCTCGCCAAACGGTGCGCGCCATTTATTCCGAAGCCGGCGCGGCCGACGACAGGAACCGGAGGGCCGAACTGGCGGCATGGGCGAAGGCGAGCGACTCCCGACGCGGCATCGATAACATGCTCGCGCTCGCGAAATCTGAGCTAGGTATCGCCTGCCGGGATAGCATCTTCGATCGCGATCCATACAAGATCAACACATTCTCCGGGATCGTCGACCTGAGAACCGCCGATTTCCTCCCACACGACCCGGAGCAAAACTTCACGAAGCTCGCTCCCGTGTTCTACCGCCCGCAGGCGCTCTGCCCTCGCTGGTGCGCGTTCATCGACCGGATCATGGACGGCGATCACGATCGAATGGCATTTCTTCAGCGTGCCTTCGGGTACTCGTTGACCGGCGACACGAGCGAGCAGGTGATGTTCGTGCTCTACGGCCGCGGTGCCAACGGCAAGACCACGTTATTGGAGGTGATGCGCACGATCCTCGGCGACTATGCCATGCACACGCCCGCGGAGACGCTGATGGTCAAGTCGGGCGCCGGCATAACCAACGACGTGGCCAGGCTTAGAGGAGCTCGGTTCGTCAGTGCCGTTGAAGCAGACCAAGGGCGGCGGCTGGCCGAACCTCTCATCAAGCAGATGACAGGCATGGACACCCTGACGGCCCGGTTTCTCTATCACGAGTCGTTCGAGTTCCGCCCCTCGTTCAAAGTGTGGCTGGCCACTAACCACAAGCCTGTCATCCGGGGCACCGACCACGCCATCTGGCGTCGAATCCGGCTGGTGCCTTTCGACGTGACGATCCCAGACGCGGAGCGGGACCGAACCTTGGTGGAGAAGCTGCTCGCCGAGTCCCCGGGGATCCTGTGGTGGGCCGTTCAAGGGTACCTGGCCTGGCGCGAAAATGGACTCGGGAGCTGCGAGGCAGTGACAGCAGCTACCGCGGAGTATCGGGCGGAGATGGATCCGCTGACCGACTTCATCGCGGAGGAGTGTGTCGTGTCCGAGGGACTACACGGGTACGGTCTGCATGAAGCTTACGAGAGGTGGTGCAGCAAGGGCGGACAAAAGGACGTTCTGAATGCACGGGACTTCAAAGGACGCATGGAGGCGCGGGGATTCGTTCACGGCCGCGATTCGCGCAGGAGGTTCTTCTCTGGCATCGGCCTCGTCGCGCGGGAGTCCGAGTCATGACGCCATGACACGTGATGTCGGGTCTTCCAATTCTCTTCCGTACGTGCGCGCGGGTGTAAAGAGTCAAGAATGGTGACATGGTCGTCACCGCGACATGGTTGGTTCCTATAGGTGCGCCTCACCAACGCGACACTCGGTGTTTCCAGCTTTCGGCAAATTCTGGGTAGCGTGGGGCCGCGTGTCCGAAGACATCCGAATGACGGCCGTCGGGCGGGCTGCGGACGCTGCAGCGCCGCCGTAACCCAAGGATCTTGACGCCAACGGCATAACCAGCAGATAATCTCTCGTCGTTTGAGGCCGGAGCCCATGAGGCCGGAGCCCTTCCGCGAAAGGAATGGTTACCGTGCCTTTTTTTTGTTTTGGCTCCTCCGATCAGCGCACACTTCTCCCGCGCCTCCGCATCGCCACAACCGATGATCTGCCGGGTGTCTCTGGCGTTGGCCAGCAGCGGCCGAACGGTTGTGATTGCCCGGTGCCGGCTCCGCCACGCGGGACATCGGGCTGCTCATGACCCGCCGCCCGAGCGACAAGAAGTGTCCGCCTGAAAAGGTCGGCCTCGCCAAGTCACCCAGCTCTGACTTGGTCGTCCGTTATCTCACGACCGCGAGCCTGGTGCCGTATAGCCGTAACGCCCGGACGCACTCCGACGCGCAGGTCGCAGAGATTGCTAGGAGCATCCAGGAGTTCGGCTTCACCAACCCAATCCTCGTCGATGAGAACAACGTCCTCATCGCGGGCCATGGTCGCCTCGCCGCCGCGCAGCTCCTGCACCTCGACCGGGTACCCGTCATCGTGCTTCCCAACCTCTCGGAGGCGAAACGGCGCGCCCTCGCCCTCGCCGACAACCGGATCGCGCTCAACGCCGGCTGGGACCTGGAGATGCTCCGGGCCGAGTTGACCGAGCTCAGGGATATCGGCACGGACCTGAAGACCCTCGGGTTCGGCGACGAGGAGCTGGCCTCGGTCCTCACGCCGCCGACCATGGGCCTCACCGATCCGGACGAGATCCCGCCGGTTCCGGAGACGCCTACATCGAGGCTCGGAGACCTCTGGCTCCTGGGACGGCACCACCTCCTCTGCGGTAACTCGACGGTGGCGGCCGATGTCTCGCGCGCGCTCGGCGGCGTGAAGCCATCGCTGATGGTCACGGACCCGCCTTACGGCGTCAGCTACGACCCAGCTTGGCGTCAGCGCTCGAGAGTCGGCGGCCCGGGCCTTGCCATCGGCAAGGTGCTCAACGATGACCGCGCCGACTGGCGCGAGGCCTGGGTCCTCTTTCCCGGCGCCGTCGCTTACGTATGGCACGGTGCACTTCACGCGGCGACCGTGGCCGAGAGTCTCGAGGCATGCGGTTTCGACATCCGCTGCCAAATCGTCTGGGCCAAGGCCCGGTTCGCCATCGGACGAGGCCACTACCACTGGCAGCACGAGCCGTGCTGGTACGCGGTCAGGAAGGGCGCGACGGCGAGGTGGGTGGGAGGCCGGAAGCAGACGACGCTTTGGGCCATCGAGCACCGCAAGAACGAGACAGGCCACAGCACGCAGAAGCCAGTGGCGTGCATGCAGCGCCCCATCGAGAACAACAGTTCCCCCGGCCAGGCTGTGTACGAGCCGTTCTCCGGTTCCGGGACGACCATCATCGCGGCAGAGATCACAGGCCGTCTCTGTTACGCAATCGAACTGAGCCCCTCCTACGTGGACGTCGCGGTCCAGCGATGGCAAGCGTTCACGGGCGGCCAAGCTAGGCACGAAGGCTCGGGGCAAACATTCGACGAGCTCTCGGCCATCCGAAAGGTACCGGCATGAGGGGCCGTCGACCTCTGCCGAGCCAGGTGAAGAGGGCACGGGGAAATCCAGGGAAGCGCCGCCTCTCCGGTGGTGAACCGCCCGTCGCTCCGGGCATCCCCGAATGTCCTCCCCAGGTCACGGGCCATGCGCGCGCGGAGTGGGATCGGATCGTGCCTGAACTTCTGGCGGCTGGTCTTCTCACCAAGCTCGACCGTGCCGCCCTCGTTGGCTACGCCATCGCCTGGGGCCAGTGGAGTGAGGCCCTCGACGCTCTCCGCACGCACGGGACCTTGGTGAAGTCGCCCAGCGGCTACCCGATGCAATCCCCTTACGTGGCCATCGCCAACAAGGCCTTCGAGCAGTGGTCGCGGATGCTGGGTGAGTTCGGAATGAGCCCGTCCAGCCGGTCGAGAGTAAATGCCGCTCCGCTCGTCTCCGAGGTTCGAGTCGAGCATCGCGTGGCGGGCATGAGCGACGACGAACTTCGCGCGATCGTGGCGACGAAACTCGGGGCCGACAACGTCGCCGCGCTCGCTGCACTCGTCGACATACGAAAGAAACAATGAGGCGCTCGCGACTGTCGGGCGCGGATTCGGCCTTGGTGTTGGCGGCCGCCGCCGAACTCGAATGCCGCAAGGCGCGCGTGGACTCGTCCGCGTTCGTTGACCTCGTCTTCGGGTACCGATCGGCGCCCTTTCAGCGGCGGTGGCACGAGGTCCTGACCAACCAACGGCGCGTTGTCATCTCGGCTCCGATCGAGCACGGGAAGACGCAGCAGATCACGACGGCATTGCCCTTGTGGTGGCTCGGTAACTCGCCGGGCAGGCGCGGCGTCATCGTGGGCGCCACGGCGAGTGCTGCGCAGAAGCCCTTCGGCGTCATCAAAGGCCTGATCGAGAACCCGCCGGCGACCCTGAGCCGAGTGTTTCCGGAGCTCTATCCCGAGTACGGCTCCCGGGCGAAGTGGACCGACAGCCAGATCCGTATCGCGGGCGCATCAGCGACGGAGAAGGACTACTCGCTGCAGGCCGTCGGCATCGAAGGCGACATCCTGGGTGCGCGATTCGACTTTGCCGTACTCGACGACATCCTCAACCTCGAGAACACCTACACCGCGGCCCAGCGCGAGAAGGTGACGCGCTGGATCCTCGCCGTGCTTCTGGGCCGAATGCTCCAGGACAGCATCATCGTTCTCTGCGGCAACGCCTGGTTTCCGGACGACGCAATGCACGCCATGGCCGAGCACGGCTTCCACGTGATCCGAGACGAGGCCTACGAGGAGACCGAGGACGGTCAAATCGTTCCCGGGTCGATCCTTTGGCCGGAGCAATGGCCCTTCGCTCGCCTCGAACTCATGCGGCACACCCTCGGCACAGTCGAGGCGTGGCGGCAGCTACGGTGCAAGCCCTACGCCGCCGGCGAAGGTCGCTTCGACATTCGCTGGTTCGACGCCGCCTTCGAAAAGGGAACGGGGCTCACCTTCGTGGAGGAGTACCAGGGGCCGTGGCCCACCTTCATGGGCGTCGATCTCGGCGTTCAGCAAAAGGAGAAGCACGACAAGACCGCCTTCTGGGTGATGGCCGTGGACCCCGTGGGCGGCACGCGGATCCCTCTCAACGCGTTCGAGGAGAGGCTCACCGGTCCTGGCATCGTCGACCGGCTCAAGGACTGGCACCGGCGGTACGGGGCCGTGATCATGGTCGAGAACAACGCCGCGCAGGACTTCATCCGGCAGTTTGCGCTCGATGCCGGCATTCCCACGCGGCCCTTCACGACAGGAAAGCAGAAGGCGGACCCGGCCTTCGGCATCCCCTCGCTTGGTGTGGAGCTCGAGCAAGGCTTGTGGCGCCTGCCCAAAGAGCCGGCGATCTTGGTGTGGCGGACTCAGTGCCTGGCCTACTCCCCGGGGCAGCACGTGGGCGACCTCCTGATGGCCTCCTGGTTCGCGCGGGAGGCGGCTCGCTCCGGCGGGCCTGCGATCGGAGTGTCGGCGAGCCCGGACATGGGCAGCCGCGTCGACTACACCCGTCGTTATGCCCGGTACGGCAATGGCGAAGGCTTCAGCGCTTTCCGGCGGCCGCGGTGAGTGGCGGGTCCGCCATGCAGTTCCGCGAGAGCAGCCGAGTCGACGCCATCGCCGAGATCCTCGCGGCGGGGCTCCTCCGCGTCCTCGGGCGCGATTGTGCGCTCGGCGCCTCCCCCACGGCTGCGGTTGAGCGGCCCATTAGCTCTGTTCCGGACGCGAAGCAAGC